AATTGTGTATTTGTTTTTTCTGAGTTTGTATCGTTTGATGTATGCTTGTCTGTGTTCATTACAATCAAAATGGCAGATTCGATCTTCATTTCCGTCCCTATACTCTAAACGATAAGGGAATGCTTTGAATGGATGCATTTCTTCAGGAGTTAGATTCTTTTTCTTGGGAGTTTTTATTGAACTCTTTGCCTTCACTTTGCGAGTTGTAGTATTCTTCTTTGCTGGCATTTTTCTCAATCATTTTTTCATGTTGTTGAGCACCTAAGTTGTCTAAAAAATCATTAATCATCCGAAACCTTTTACTTCTTTTTTATCTAACACATCAATATGAGAGAGAAAAGATGATGGAGTATTCCACCAGACTGATTGTGCTTCTCCCCATGATTCTACTGTAAGAGACATACCATCAGATTTTACAACTTTATAGTGATGTCGATCATAAGATTCACTGGATGATTCTGTAAAGAACAGTGGGTCAGAGGGATCAATTAAACTCATGGCATTTTCATAATTTGGGTTGTAACTTCTTGATGTCTTAGATACAATTTAATAAAGCATCTTGCCATTACTTTCATTGTATCAAGATCTTCACAGTTCTCAATTTCTCTGGACAGTTTTTCATATTCAAAGAGTTTAGATGTGGTCTCTAACTGTATGCTATCAGGATCCATGTCTTTTAGATATTCTAAACTACTATTTACCCCAGAATGTTTTAGTTCAAAGCATACTGAGTTAAACCATCCTACTTTATTATAGAGTTTGATTTTTGTATGTTGAGAATGAACATCTACCTTCTCAATTGTATACTCTTTACCAACTACAAGAGATAAAGTAGGATCATCATTGTTTCCCCATCTTATCTGTTCTTGAGAGCATCCTATGTATTCTACAACATTATTCTTTTCCATTTGTAATCATGCGATCTATTGCGATTAAAGTATCATAAGGAATCCATGCAGGATTTTCATCATCAAATTGAACCTGAACTTCTTTCACACTCTTTTCTAAGAACTTAGAATAAGAAGTTCTGGTGTTCTTTACATAAGAGATTGGATTAATCATATTACTTAAACAAAGGAAAGAGGGGAGGAGCACTATCATAATACCCCATATTATACCAATAACAATCAATCAATCTTAATTTTTCACTGACTGTATTATCATCGTTATGGGGATCAAGTAATGTAAAATCCTTACAGATTCTCACAATCTCTGGTGGAACCTGTATTGTTGTCCATGTGTTCGGATCGTCAACAAAAACTGGAATCATACTACCACCTGTTTCCATGCTTTCTTAAAGTTTTTATCCCAGTTTTCAGTATAAACTGGAAGGAAAGAATTTAGTGCATAACAAATGTCAACAATTTTCATTTGATTTTGTTCATCTACAGCCTCTTGCAATTCATCCAACATAAATTCTATCGTAGAAATCCGGGAAAATGATTGCTCAAGATTGTTCATGACTGTCCAAGTTTCATCGGGCATCAGGTTTCTCTTGTTTATACCCATATTCTATCACAATTTCCTTGTGTGTGCTCACTTTGTTTGATAAGGATCTCTGATGTATCTTGTAGTCATGACCCTCATCACCTAATTGTTTAGCAAACTGATGTAATAGGTTCCAATTTAAGTTCTGATCCATTGCTTTCATGCAACTTGTATTATATTTAACACTATGGATTTCTTGGGTCAATACCTAAACTTTCAAGATAATCAATCCACCAATCTTGGTCTTTCATATACTTCCAATTAGGAACGGGTTTACCTTGTTCTACAGTATAATACTTATATAAGGCATCATCGATAATCTGTGCGGTCTCCATATTCTTCTTCCTCCTCATCAACGTCTTCATATGGATTTTCCACAAATCCTGATCGGATTCTGAATTTTTCTCCTGCGACATAAGTTTTCTCAGAATTAACAGCAGACACCCACACAGAAAGTTTCATTATAATAAAAATAATAATCAGTGGAGTAAAGCAACCAATTAAAATTACTGAAGTCATTACAGTTCTTTCGTTATAAAATTATCTATATCAGTATTCCTCCAAATAAGTTGATGTGCTAACTTATCTCTTAATTCATTGATTCTTTCCTCATCATAAGAATCAAAGTTTCCCCTCTTATCAACTTTCTTATAATAATGAAGTGCGTTAAGAATGATAGTATAATCTTCTAATGATAACTCAAAATTCATACAAACATTCCCTGTTCGTTCATATACTGAAGTGCTTCTTTCATACTACCAATGTGATGATAACCAATTGCGACTTGAGGATATGTTGCATTTGATCCAAACTCTGCCTCAAATGCCTTATCATCAAAGTCAATACCTAAAACATATTCATGAAAATCATCACCAAGAGATTTAATAAGAGATATCATTCTCTCACACTCTTGACTTCCGTTGCTGTAAATTACTGCTTGCATTTTAATCACGTTGCCTCCCACTATCAGTCCCTTGTTCTCCAATCCTCTGGTTTATCTCTCTTAAACCAATCTACAATCTCATCAGCAGATCCAAATCCTGTCTTATGATTTGTTGGATCAGGGTCTCCTAACCCCATATTGTTTAAGAAGTCATCCATACTACCTTCCTCAATTTCTTGTGAAGATTGTCTTCTTGCTTTTTTCAACATTTCATTTGCTGTGGTGTTTGCCTTAGCAAGTTTATTTGCCCAAATCATTGATGGTAAATCAACTTCTTCTCCAGCAGCAATACATTTACAAATAAATTCTAACCGAAGACGGTAGTTTGTAGACAGCATATTATTCTTTTGCCTCTAAATGCTTATTTATTTTTGCAGTAAGTTCTTCTGCAAGTTTGAGATTCTTACGATACATCATATATTTTACCACAGGATTAGAAGGATTATGTCTTAACCACCATATCTTATGACTTATTTGTGCTTTCACTAACTTAAGAACATAATCAAATGCTCTTGCGACATTTGGATCAGTGACTATCGCATATAATATAACTCCAAATACCAAAAAAAGCACATATTGTGCCGTCATTGGTGAAACTCCTGATTTCTACGACGGTCAAGATACTCTAAAATTTCTGCTCGCCATTCCATCAACTCAAAGAAACATTCTTGATTGTGAGCACATTTTCTGAGTTCATGATCTGGTTTCAATACACTCTCATAAAAAAGTCCAAGTGCATCTTTACGTTTTTGTTGTTTATCAGTCATAGAAATTGTTCAAGAGAAGAGGTTGCTTTCTTTTTGATTTTAGAATACTTTTTGATATAATCAAGTGCTTGTTTATACGTTTTTACACTATGCACTTGACTACCATTATGTATAATACAGAACCCTTTCTTCTTTCCTGCTAATGGAACAGCAGCCCACATTCCATCATTAGTTACAAAACCATCAGGGTCTCCTGATTTTACATTCAAGAGACTCTGATTATGAACATGTGGTTTGAGAAACTTAGTCATGAGTTGTCCTCCTGGGGAAGCAAACGGAATCCCTTATTGGATAGCCATTCTATAATTTCTTCATAAGTCGTTCCCTCTTTCCATGGGTGAGTTTTCGCACCTTTTATCTGATATTGTTGTTCAGAAAGACCATCAATATATGACTGTTTGATTTCATAGGTTTTGTCTGTAATGTTGACAAAAGCATCATATTGTAGCATTATAACTTTTGGATTTTCGCGGGGTGATGCCGATAATGTTCTCCTTAAATGTCTGATGTCTTTAGTCATCAGTTGTCCTCCTGTGGGCGCATTGCTTTCTTTAAGTAATCCTGTAACTTGTGGAGAGGTTCACAGTCACCGAGGTAATCATCGTCGGTGTAGTTGCTGAGGTTTTCGTCTAACCATTTCATAACCTGTTCCAACTGCCAATCAGCAGCGGTACGCATTGCGTCCTCGATTGAAATAGGCTCGGATGTATCAATGAGTCGTTCAAAAGAAAACAAATTTAGTGCCTTCTCGTCAGTCAGTGGGTGTTCAGTCATCAAGTGCTCCAAGAATAAGAACGATAAAGAAGAAACCAAAAATAAGACCAACAAGAAGTTGTGGTGACATAAATGGAATCCAAGAGAATAAACCCCAAGACCATTGTGCGACACCTACAATCCACTGCCAAGCAGTCATAACAACAGCAGAACCCAACTTCCATGCTTCCCATGCTAACCATCCACCAAGTGCTAGAACTGCAAGTCCACCAAGTCCACTAGAAGAACTAGAGGAGGAAGAATAATCTTCATTATATGATGTATCTTCTGTCCAAGAAGTATCATGATCAGGTTGATCAAAAATAGCAGTGGTGCTTACAATTGTAGACCCAGGATTACGTGCAAGTGCTTTCTGATTTGCTTGCTGATAATCACGAGCAATGACAACCTCTTCAAAAGTTGTTCCAGATTCATAAAGAGTCACTGCAACTTTCATGGTGTTCCTTTGATTACCTTTGTATTATAGCAGAGAGAGGGGGGTGTGGGAAGGCAATGTGCCAGTTTTAAGATTGTCTCTTCTTTCTCCACTCTCTCATATAGAGTGCATGGGAACTTACCTGCTCTTCTGGAAGGTATTTTCGATTGTTCCAAGCACTTCTACCCTTTAGGGATTCTTTCATTGCTTGTAGGGTCTCTGGGGAGTGCCTACGACCATAAAAACTGTTCTTCTCCCCAGTTCTTTTCTTACAATCTTTCTTATGTCTTTCGGTGCCAAAATATCCAGTGTCTCCACCTAATCCACCGTCAGTTCTATTGTATAGAATACCAGTTTTTATATCCTTTCTACCGAATACAGCAATCATATAAACTTCGTGCTTAAATGCATCTTCTTCAGTTAGGTTATTTTTGAGGATAAGTATTCTTTCTTTTGGTGGAACAGTGTGAAGTCCGTGCTTAACATATGCACGATTTCCTTTACCCTTACCGACATAGTAGGGCGTTCCGTCTTCACGCAAGTAAGCGTAAGTGTAGTATTCTTTCATCGTAATCAGGGGTATGATTACATTTATTTATGTGAGGACTTACACAAGTTTTATCACCCCTGACTACGCTTGATGCCTCCCATATATCTATCGATTGACTACACTATCAAGCATCTCACCACGACCAAAGACAGTATCAACAACATTCTGCATACGTTTCTCCGTAGCAATACCAACCTGCGAATAAACAGGAACAACACAAAGTCCGTAGGTTTTATTAGGAGCAGTGCGAAGAACTCTTCCGATAGTTTGAGTCATCTCAATTACATCCATATTGCGGAGAAAAATAACAGACTCAAGACCATTAACAGAAATACCTTCACTCAAAATAGATCGATGGAGACAAACAAACTTCTTAGAGGGGTCTTTGCCCCAAGCATTCAGAGTATTAAAGAAAACCTCACGATTGACTTTTTGACCGTCAATAATCGCTCCTGTTTTTGAAGTGATATAAAGAAAAGAATAACCCATATTATTCAGTCGCATAGCAAAATCAGTTTGCGACATAAGATTAATAAGTTGTTTAGCACTCTTAACACAAACAAGAACTTTACTTGTGTTATTCTCTTCTAAAGTTTCTACAATATTGTTGCAGTCACGGTCGGCAGAAATCTCATTTGCCTTAAGAACCTCAAACTTTTTTGCTTTGATTTGAGGAGGAAGAATATAACCACCATCAACCAGTTTGGTGGCAGGAACACGATAAATTACATCACCATATACCTCAGTATCATTCATACCGGGTTTAAAAATAGTTGCAGAAGTACGACGAGTAGCAGTGAAGAAATAACACCGATCAGCATCAGCAGAAAAGTGCTCCGTAGCAGGGAAAAAGTTACGTTGGACTGAGTTATGTGCTTCATCAAAGTAAATCGTATTGACTTCGATATCTGCTTCTACAAGACGATGTAGAGAGTGATATGTGGTAAAGATTACTACATTCTCACCAGCAGTTCTTGCTGTATTTACAAACAGATTGATCTTTTCTGCTTTTGTTGTAGAGAAGTGTGAAGTCTCACCACTATGAACATGCATCACATGTGTGTGAGTTGTATCAATGACTTCCAGAAACTCACTACAAAGTTGTTCAGCAAGCAGAATACGTGGTGCTACAACAACAATAGTAGAACCATTATCAATATACTTTTGATTCTCAATAATATCGTGTATCATACACAAGGTCTTACCACCACCCGTAGGGATGATCAGCTGACCTTTGTCATATGCCAGCATCTCATTCAGTGCTTTGCGTTGATGGGGTCTGAGAGTGATGGTCAAAGGTGTCCCTCGATTACCTTCTTATTATAGCAGAAAACCGTCCCCAGTGCGACCTGGTGGACGGTTCTTAAAGTGTCTTATAGCTTCCTCTTCAACCCTAACAAAGGTAGTCTACAGGGTTTTTACGATAGTGTCAAGTATCTTTAAATATATGCCATCCTGTAGCAATATATTTTGTTTCAGTTTCACTTACAATACCATGATGTTGATGAGTCCAATATGCAGGCCAAATAACTAATCTACCCATTCTGGCATTTATAGTAAGATCATATGTTGGAAACCTTGTTCCTCCATTATCATTTACGGTATTTAAGTAGAACATCCAGGCAAGAACTCTTTTACATGATCTTATTGATGCAGATTCACAATGTGAACCGAAATATGCTTCATTTGGTTTATATTTTTGTATATTAAAGAGTGGGTCAATAGTCCAAGAACCTATGTGATCTACATCAGGGTAATTATTTCTATATTCATTTATACCAAGTTCTAAGGTGTTTAAAATAATAGAAACAGTATCACAATTGTTAGTTGTTCTATAAGAAATATCTGTAGATTTTTTAACTTTTGGTTTGACAACATTATTTCCAACTGTACCTTTACGATGTTGGTCTAATTTACTCTCAAATTCATTAATGATAATATCACAATATTCTTTTGATAAGATATCATCATAAATTGATATAAAATTTTGATTTATCATTTTCCCCCTACAATTTGTTTACGTCCAAAAAATGAAGTAATTGCATAACGACCAAATCCATCAAAGTAATCAGACTCATCAATTTCAACTTTAGTAACTCCATGTTCCACCCATCCAGGAAAGATAATCATAGAATTATTATTACAAGTAATCTCGTAATCATATTGTGGGAAAAATAATTCTCCACCTGTAAATTTTTTTGGTTCCTTATAAAAATATGAAAATCCTAAAAATGGTTGGCATTTGTCAGTATGAGGATCGTAATACTCTCCATCGTGATAGTATCTTACTTTGGTTGTATCGTAATTTGAATCAGTTGCTAAAATACAACATTGATGTATATTAGCAAAATGATCTAAGACTCCGCTATTAAATAACTTTCTATTTACGGTTAAAATATTTGATAAAGGTCTATGATTTTTATATATTTCATCTAATAAAAGTGCTTTAGAGTTTGTATAATCAACTATTCCACCATAATATTTTGCTTCTAAAAATTTTCCCGGTTTAGTATAAAAGTTTAATTCTTCCCATATAAGTTTTAATTCATGTTCATTATAAAAATTCTCAATAATCATATGAGGAAAAGGAAATTCATCCACTATTGCTTCTAATTTTTCCATTATATTATAATAATCTAATTTATCTATCTATGATACTCCTTGTCCTGCTCCTGTAGGACCTTGACGAGTTCCTCCTGATACATTAATTGAAATCCCACTATTTGAACAAATCGAATATCCAGAGGCACCTCCACCTCCTCCTTGTCCTTCATCTTGACCTGTTCCTCTAGCACCACCTTTTCCTCCACCACCACCAGATCCATTAGCAATAGCAGGTCTATTTTCCTCTCCACTTTCACTCAATCCAGGATATCCCCCAGGATTACCATCATGTGCTTCTCCAGCATCCCATCCATCACCTTGTCCAGCCTCTCCACCTCGACCAGCAGTACCACCCCAGGATCCACCACCTCCACCACCACCACCATCGGCGTTGTTTTCTTCCTCTCCACCTGTAGCTCCTTCACCACCACTACCACCATTATTAGTGCTTCCACCAATACCATTATCACCATAATCATCTACTTCCCCATCACTATTACCTCGTGAACCTCCTGATCCTGCAGGTTGACCAGCACCTCCGCCACCTCCTCCACCACCACCATATTCTTCACTTTTTCCTCGTGCAATTTCTCCGGCAGCACCACCACCTCCACCACCACCACCAGAACCTGCTCTGATGAGAGATGAACTACTCAATACTATTTCCTCTACACTTGTCTGAAGTCCTAATGCACTGGTCCCACTTCTTCCACTATTACCATCATTTGCATTTCTTCCCCCTGCATTTCCACCGTTTCCACCGTTTCCACCACCACCATAAATTTGTCCAGAATTGCCCATAATAATGTCCACCTTTGATGGTGTATTACCGTTTTCTGCACTACCATAAGTTCCTGTTCTTAATGCACATCGGGTTCTAGTTTGAGTACTATCACTAGTGAATGTGTTATTAACATAAATGATGACTCTTGCACCACTAGTGGAAGTGGGTCCACCTCCTACTGTTGTTTTTCCTCTACTTGCTGCACTAACTCTACTTCCACCAGAGGAATAACAATCAACTACAATATTTCTCCGTTTACCACGAAAAGTTGAGAAACTCACTGAACCGGATGTAGGAAAATTTTCATCTAAAGTCCAATTCCTCCCTCCAATATCTTGATTTACTCGATAGTTTCCAATACTTCCACGATTTCCAAATTCATTAATAATTTGCGTAAAAGATAGTGATCCACTATTTGGTAATGTCATTTCGTTATGCCTCTGTAGTTAAACCGACCCAAGCAGTTCCATTCCAAAATTCAAATCTTACAAGATCCTCATTAAATATTAATGCACCTGTAATAGTTGAACCTGCACCTGGTCGATCTGCAGTAGTTTGAGAAGGTAATAGTACAAATCCACTTCCAGCTGCCGTAGAATCTTTAATATCTAAAGCACATCTTGGAGTTGTTGTTCCAATACCAACACGAGTAGATTTTATATAATTAAATGTAGAAATTCCTGCTAAACTACCATTCACATCACCACTTAAGTTGCCAGTCACATTACCAGTTACATCACCAGTTAAATTTGCACTTAAAGATTGAGTAAGAGTGAGAGAATCTGCAGATAATGCACCAACAATAGTTACATTTTGATCAAAATTTGCATTACCAGTAAATGTAGAAATTCCTTGAACATTTAGTTTGTGTGTGGGATTAGTAATACCTATACCCAAATTTCCTCCCTTAGTCAAGGTCATCAAATTAGTGAATCCACCTCTATTCCAGTTGAAATTAAAATCACTTGTGGTAGTAATTCCCGCCTCAAGATAGAAATTAACATTACCCCAACCAAAATTCATAAAATCTAATGAATTTTCAGTACTAAGTGGATATACTCCTGATGTATTTCCATATTTAACCATACCAGAAGTATCATCATTAAGATTTCTACCAACTCTTAATGAAGATGCGTCAGTATCACTTCCTACATATATTTCTGCTGCTCCAGATTGTTGAATATGTAGTGCGTCGTTTGGAGAATCAGTTCCTATTCCTATACTTGTAAATTGTGGAGTGACAGGAAGTCTATCATTGCTAATAGTTCCTTCAGTAATATTAGCAGCATCTGATAAGTTATTGGCAGTAGTAGCAGTTCCTGTTAAACTTCCTACAAATGTAGTTGCCGTTATAATACCGGCAGACATTGTAATTGCTGTTCCAACTTTAAGTTCAGTAAAAGTAGAAACACCAGAAGAAGCATTAATATTTGGTGTAATTAAATCTGGTAATCTAGCATTATCAATAGTTCCCGTTAGATTAGTAGAATCTAATGCTCCATCAAAACTAGTTGCCGTTATAATACCGGCAGACATTGTAATTGCTGTTCCGACTTTAAGTTCAGTAAAAGAAGAAATTCCACTAGTAGCACTTACAATTCCAGTTAAGTTTCCATTAAAACTAGTTGCCGTTATAATACCGGCAGACATTGTAATTGCTGTTCCAACTTTAAGTTCAGTAAAAGTAGAAACACCACTCGAATTTAAATCACCAGTTACATTACCAGAAAAAGTGGTTGCTGTTATAATTCCAGTAACATCAACATTACCAATTACAGAAAGTTCGGGATCAGATGCACCAGGACTTGTTGTGGTATTGATACCAATCTTTGATGTTGTATGAAGACCTACTCCACCATTATCAGTAATAAATGTAGTTCTTGCAAATCCAATTAAATTATCAACAGTATCTCCATTTGCCAGTTTAAGTGTTGCCGCCGTAAGAGCACCACCAACATTTACACCATTCGCAATATCTATACTACTTGCGGTTAATACTCCAACTGTCGTTACACCAATTACCTCAACATTTTGAGTTACATATAAATCTCGTGTCGTAGTTAATCCAGTGGTTCTCGTATCTCCATAAACATTTAACAAATAGTTTTGTGGGATGGAAGTTCCGATACCCACAAGACCATTTGCATTAATTACAAAATTATCATTATCAACTTGAAGACCAGACCTAAAATTAAATGACTTCCTAATATTTGCCATTATTGCAACTTTTAGAGTTATTTATCTCCTAATATCTGTTCAAGTTTTTCAACCTTATCAGAGAGTTCTTTGATTGCCTCAATTAGAAGAGGAACAACCTTATCATATTGAACTGTTATGTATTTATCATCAACTGGTGCTGGATGAACTACTTCAGGAAGAACTTTCTGAACTTCTTGCGCGGATACACCGGCATAAGTAATATCCGGATTAAATCCAAGTTTTTCACCAATCTCATTAAACTTATACGTAAATCCATTTAATGAATTAACCTTAAATAGTGCATCTGTTATTGGAGAGATATTTGTTTTTAATCTTTCGTCAGAAGCAAAGGCAGTAATATCACCAGTAACCCTAAGTGCCCCAGTTCCTGAGAGAGCACTTAATGTTAAATTTTTATCTGTAAAATTATCTAGTCTAATATTGTAATCTTCAGTTCCTCTCTTAAAGTCAATATATGCTCCATCATCCCTTTGCAATTCTATGTTACCCTTATCACTTCCCAATAATACACTACCACTGGTTCTTGATTTAATAGTAACAGCACCAAACAAAGTTTGACTATCAGTTATTGCATCTCCAAGTGTAGTATTACCACTGACATCTAAAGTACCAGTGACATTAGTATTAGCAGAAAGATTAATATTACCAATACCATTAGGATTGAGTGTAATATCTCCATTAGTATCTTGTGAAGAGATAGTATTGCCATCAATTCTTACATTGTCAATATCTGCTCTACTATTGACATCTAAAATACCAGGTACAGTAACAGTATCTGTACTTTCATTTCCAAGTGTAGTATTACCACTGACATCTAAAGTACCAGTGACATTAGTATTAGCAGAAAGATTAATATTACCAATACCATTAGGATTGAGTGTAATATCTCCATTAGTATCTTGTGAAGAGATAGTATTGCCATTAATTCTTATATTGTCGATGTCCGCAATTCCATTGACATCTAAAATACCAGTAACATTTGTATTTGTTTGAATAGCAACTGAATTTCCTACAGAAGCATTAATATTCAAATTACCACTTGTTGAAGTTAGTTCATTAGTAGTACCATTAAGAGTGACATTACCGACTGTAGCATTTGCTGCAGTAATTGTTTTACCGACACCAATACCACCAGTAACTACAAGTGCTCCAGATGTAGTTCCTGTAGAGTCAGTTTCATTAGCAATTTTTACTTGTCCATTTGCTTTAATTTTTTCATCAAAAGTAACAGGACCATTAAACTGTGAAAGAACCTGATTTGAATCCCCACCTTCTACAACTAATCTTTCTTTAATTGTAACTTCATCAAATACTGCACTCAATCTTGATGGATCTTCACCAGTAATAGTTGGGACTGGAATATCAAAATTAGTTTCTTCACCAGTTGCAGATGATTTCTTCTGGTTTCCAATATAGAAATCACCTTTGTTATTCATACCAGTATAAACAACGAGACCAGAAGACCTTTCCTGTGCCTGTGACAAGAACTCTTCCCTTTCTGTGAGTGTTCTGTCTTGAACCTGTGGAAGACCCGTAGAATAGTTTCCAGGACCATATCCAAGATACTCAAATGTATGACCAGAAGCACGAATAATTGATGGTCTGTGGAACTCAATTGAAGGAACTTTGATCTTTCTGATTGTCGAGTTTTCGACATGTATTGCTGGAGAAGTAGCAAGTGCCCCACGAATAACGGTAATTTCAGTTCCACTGAGAGAATCACTCGCAATTCTCATGATTTCATTATCAACCTGAATATAAGAACCTAATGAGAATCTTGTCATAGTTCCGGCAATACCAGGACTACTTACAGAGAATGATGTTGTTGTTGAACTAGCATCAATACCACCAGATTCAGAAAGAGTTAATGTTTCTCCATCAAAAACAGTAATTGCTCTTGACTGAAGATTTTCATTTGACCTATCAGAAACACCACTATTTGATGATAATCCGTGCTTTAGGATATATCCATTAGTAAGAGTAGATACCTCAGATTCTGTATTGAAAGTAAATGTATTGTAATCTACAACTCCTGCAACTATAAAATCACCTTTATTTGCATTAGAACTGTTAATAATTTTAAACTTATTACCAGTTACTAGTCCATGACCACCGTTAGTAGTGATTGTTTGAATTCCATTAGAAAAACTATCATTTGAAGATATTTGAACAGAAGGTGCAGTCACAAATGCATAATTATCTGAAGTAATTACAGGATCTCCAGTTGTTCTTGCAATCGAAATACTATCTCTACCAGTGACACCAGTAATACGATGATAAGTATCAGTTCCTGTTCCAACACCAGTAAACTGAACTACATCTCCAATATGAGATGAAATACCAGCAGAAGTAACTGTAAATGTATTAGGAGTTCCTGCTCCAATTACACGAGTATCCAAATAATATGTTCCGTCAGAATAATTAGAACCACCGTTCATAATTTTTACATAGTCTATGCTTGTACCAGGAGCAACTCTAATTTCTGCAGTTGCACCTTGCCATGCACTGTCAAATGTTCCAGAATCGCCAATTGCATCTGCTACTGTAGAAATTTTTACATTATAATAAGTCCCTGGAGTAAAGTTTGCTGTTGCACCAAGAGTTCCAGTTACAATACTATTAAAGTTGTGATTTCTATCAAATTCGATAATTGGTAATGTTGGTGTTGTATTATCAACTGATTTTATATTAAGACCAATACCGAGTGATGTCAGTAATAAATCGGCACTTTCTCTTGTAATACTCTTTTTAAGGTCATCTGTCTGAACTTCTCCAATTGGAGACCTTAATGCATAAGTTTTTGCAGAATTTGGATCATCATTAGGATTATCTCTATCAAGTTGTGGATATAAATCAGTTACATTCTGACTATACTCAAGATTTGTAAATTCATTCTGAATAGCATTATTAGAATTCAGTGTGTAAATGTGATACACACCATTCGAATCTCCATCACTATATTCAGAGATTATCTCGTTCCTATAAACATAAAGATTTGACTGTAGGTCAGTTCTCTCAAATCTTGGAAGTGATGTTGTTCTGTCATTTACATTATTTGTAAATGATCCTACTGTCTTTCCAAGACCAATTGTATATGTGAATTCTAAATCATTTGTTGCAGAAACACTATCGACATTATATGTTCCATTATATCCCTTATCAATTAATCCAGTCGTGTTTGTGGAATCAGTTACATTTTTAATAGTGACTGAATCACCAACTTTTAAATTGTGAGGAAGTTCTGTAACAACAGTGACTGTTGGTGATGAGAAAGAACAGGTGCTAATAAATCTTGGATTGCGATTCCAATTGTAATTAGTGGAATCGATAGTAGATCTATTCGTATCATCAGTTCCTACATACCCAGTTGTGCTGGATTCTTGAATAACAAATCCTGCTTCTGGTGTCTTTGCATTTCCAAGTTGACTTGGAACTACAACCCTAAGTTTATAAATCTTCTCATCTAAACTTCTATTATCTGCAATTCTTTTGATAATAGTTGGTTCTGATGCACCAGTTCCAGAAAGTGCATCCTTTATATCATTATTAGATACAGTAATATACCATTGATTTAGTCCAGTAGGATTTGATAGGTCTTGTTTATCATACTGAACTGGATGACCAGCATCACCAGCTTGTTTATCAGAAACTCTCGTAAGAATTTTTAGATTTGTTCCACGATATACTGTAATTGGTTCATCAGAATCTGCTTCTGCTTTTGATGCTGCAAGTTTAACAGTTGTATTATTGACAATTGCATAATAAACTGTGTTGGTTCTTAAATTTTCTGGTAGGTCTCCATCATCACTGATAATGATAACCTTTTCACCTGTTGTTAAATTATGAGTTCCTATCGTAAATGCATTTGATGAAGGTCCAGAAGTTACCGGATATTCCCTAAATGATGAAGAACCATCCGGCATCACAATATCAGCAGAATCAGTTCCAAGATAAAGTTTATCGTTTACCTTTGCACCAACACGATATCCTTGTGTTAGAATTGGTGGTTTTACATCTTCATTATTAAATCCAAAAAGATATAGTTTAGTTAAAGTATTTGCTACGTCCTTATCAAGAGTCAACCAATCAATATCTTCTTCAGTAGAATCAATTGTTCTTGGTGGAATAATATGAGTAATAAATGCCTTATTATCTTTCTCGAATGCTTCTTTCTTGAATCCTTCAGAGATTAGTGATAATTGACCAAAGTTAGAGTTTGAGTTGGTTACAGAGGCATCTCCACCACTCTGTGCCTCAAAGTGCTTGTTATATCCAATCGCAAACACAGAAACAATCTGAACAATTGCATCATTCGTAATCTTAATATGAGTTTGTTCCCATCCTTTTCTATAAACTGCCTCAGAATCTAAATGGTATACAGTTCCACTAGATGAAGATTGTGAAGATAAAGTTGAAGCAGTTTGTGTTGTTCCTGAAGAATAAAAATCATTTCTATATTCTCTAGATGATGGAATATACTTTACAAATGCTCTATCATCTTTTTGAAGACTGACCCCAGTAAATTGAGCCACAACCATACTACGGAATCCAGTTGCCTTAGATCCATCAGTATGCATCCCATTCATACCCCATACAGAACGCATGGAGATATTAAAGATGTAAGGAGAAGCACCAGAAACAGTATCAGTTTCAATTGTAACTGTTGCTCCGTTTAGTGTTGGTGAAGGATTAACAAGTGCAAAATTATTAGATGATATAGTATAGAAAAAGATATTATCACTAGTATTATCAACATCTATGACTTTGGTTGAAATATTATAAGGAGCATTATTACCACCTACTATACCTTCAATACGAATTGGTGTTCCTCTATCTAATCCATGAGGACCTTGTGTTGTAACAGTAATTCTTCTTGTTGGTGTTGCACCATCACCTGATATAATTGATGTGATTGTAATAGGATCTGCTGCAAATGCACCAACAATCTCAAACTCTGGTCTTACTGAAGTAAACCCTTCTTTATTTACATCAAATCTATCTAAAGGATCAACTTCTCGACCTGATCCGGCACTATATGCTTTTGATAGTTTTGCATAATACATCGCAAGGTCTGTTACACCTTGAGTGCCGACATCATTTACACCATCGGCATATTCAAATACCGTAAGTTTATGGTGTGAAAATGTTGGACTTGATTTAAGTTCAAAATTATCTGGTTGTGTGTAAACTGTTCCAAATTCATCTCCATCAAAAATAGAGAACTGCCAGAGATAACATGCTCCAGTAATTCTAAAGATTGCCGAATTTAGAACATCATCATCAGTTGGATTCGGAACATAAAGAGGGCGTATCTTGGTCTTTCTTAAGTCAAGACCAACAATTGAAGTTCCACGAGGAACAATTACACCACCATATACACTATTAAACTTGTAAAGATCATTATCTTTTTGAGTTAAGTCAAAATTAGTGTCTAATGTTAAATCAAAACTTGCATTTGGAGGTGTGGTCGTTCCTCCACTATTAATAGAATAACCTGGACGATTATCAACTACATGATTACCAGGCATCAAGAGAATTGTAGTTTTCTCTGTCTCGTCGTTATTATTACCCTTTACATATGAAAATCTCGCAGACTCAATTAATGCTCTCTGAATTGTCTTAAACGGACGAGCAAGTGAGTTTCCTTGATTAGCAATACTATCAGTCGAATCCAAATCTGATGGACTTACATATAATATACGACCTTCAGTGTTCTTAATAATAGAATCTAGTTTATTCAATGGCATTGTATTACTGCGTCTATGCTATTTCTATGACTTATTTATCTCAGTAAATCTTCTTCTCCATTATAAAAATTTTGTATCTCTTCTGGTAAGTTTTCAGGGTTTAATATTTCGATATCATCAAAGCAAGGATGACAATTTTCTAATATCAAATAATTAGAACCCTTGTAAATATCTTCTACCGAATAATCTTTGTTACTATATGCCTCTCTTACTATTTCCCGATCATAAAGATATCCCACAGGTAAATCATCAAACGTAAATGGGACATCATTTAAGAAGAACATTTTGACTATCATCCTATAGTCATTATACCAACAATTCTTTGTGGTTACTGTATAAGACATAATAATATTATTCTTTCTTTTATTTATTTTCATAAAAAAGAGGTTCCCGCACCACCAGGAACCTCATGTTATTCACTCACCAAAGAAAACCCTATCATATAATCTTCATTTCTCGCAGAGTGACTTTACATCTAGTGGGGCTAACTCCTTCCCCTTTTAATACCCGTGATCGGACTCGAACCGATACTGTCGAAATTTTAAGTTTCGTGTCTACTGCCAATTGGACTACACGGGCAAGACATTACACTTATCCGTATGCTATGTGGGCGTTACACCCAGTATACTGACAGTTTGCAATGGAGTAAGACACAATTTCCGTTGTGAATATTCAAGGGGGTTTATCCTCACCAACAGGGTTTCGGTATATCCGAACCGATGAGCACCTTGATTGGAACGTCTCAAGTTCCTAATGCCCGTTGTCGGTTACGATCCGACCTTCTATCTGTTATGAGCAGATCGCCTTCACCAGAGGGCCAAACGGGCAAGGAAAGAGTTTATAAAACTCCCCTGACTACCAAGTCTCACGAGCAGATGATGAACTACTGAGCTTCGTTATTGTTCTCAGTGTGTATTCGTATTAGTTCATCATCTGCAGGCATCATGACTGCTGCCTTACCATCTTCTCTTACAATACCTATGGTTTCACCGTTTTCAACTCTCTCCATAAGATCATCAAAATTGTCTTCCCATTCTTTCAGAGTAAAAACTTCCATTTACACCTCCAGTGGTTCTGCATAAACCAAAGCATCTTCAGGGCAATTATTACGAATGACCTCAAGAACATTCATGAACTGGTCTACAGTATCACAAACAATTTCTTTGGTGTCTCCTTCACTAGAATAGATGTAGAATGTGCGTTTGGTAGGGTCTACAACACATCGTGTGAGAAACTCGTCTTGCATCTTGCCTTGGTTGCTTACCTTGTTATTATAAGGCATCTGAGTGCTGGTGTCAAGTGTGCCAATCAGGACAGTGACTTTCGATATTTTTCTATATTTATTTAAGTCTTCATGAAGTTGGTTCTGTCGGCCAAATAATAGATGCCATATCTAATTCGTAATTATCATCTAATATTGGTGTTGCTGTAGCAGGCAAATCACGAAGTGCTTGTCTATAATCTATCCATTCTTGTGACATTACAACATCCGGTGCTGCTTTCCAATCTGTTGTGGCAATTTTTTTATTTCTTTCTTCTCTCAAAAGTCTCATGGGTTCATAATTTCTTATTTCTTCTAGTTTAGCAAGAACTTCTGCTTCAGTCGGTATTTCATGCCCATGCATATTATGCCATTCTATCCCTGAATACAAATCTCCTCTAAAAACCCATTCTGCTCTCGGAACTAACTCAAAAAGTGCAGAATCAATATGATGATACATTTTAACTAATTAATTTACTAATATTTATTTAATAATTTTAAATTTCAATTGCTACAGCAGTGCATCTGGTATTAGTGACGTTGGATGAATTGTTATTATTAACTCCAACACTATCTGTGCTTGCTGATCTTCTAAATTGAGTCTTATAAGTAATATTTCCGGTAGATGATGTATTATCAACATAAGTAATCGATTGTCTTCCATACCACGCAGTACTACCAGATTTTCCAAATGAATTTCCGGTCAATTGTACAAGAGCTGTAGTTCCCCTTAATAATCTATGACCACCTAGTGATCCTGCATACATTGCGTCCTCAATCGTTATGTATATTGCAGTAGAAGAACTCTTTTTGTTGATAGTAACAGAAGTCTGAGTATCCACCCAAGTCCCACTGGTGCTAACTACTCTGGTTATATTTGTTGCTCTTGCATAATTAGCAGCAGCATTAGCAGTAGCATTAGCAGTAGCGGCAGCAGATGCAGCACTATTAGCAGTCGATTGTGCAGCAGAGGCAGCAGATGCAGCACTATTAGCAGTCGATTGTGCAGCAGAGGCAGCAGATGCAGCACTATTAGCAGTCGATTGTGCAGCAGCGGCTTGAGTTGTTTCAATACTAGATTCATTTATCCATATAGGAGCATTTGTTGAATTATTATATGAAAGAATTTTATCATTCGCATTAGGTTCTGCTAAAAATGTTGTTGTGTCTGTTGCTGATTGATATGGTAAACTTCCTGCTGCACCACCATCAAGATTTGCAGCAAGACCAATGTTAGTGATTTCACTAATAATAGTTTCTCTTTTTAAATCCCTGACCCAGAGAGCATTTGTACCTAATCCAGACCAGTTTAGTACAACAATAGATGTCCAAACTGCACTGGAAGTAGGTGTGTAATCAAAATTAATTGTCTGCCAATCAGTATTTCCAGGTTGGTTCTCATATGAAACTGTAGCATTTCTTCGAGTATCTTCTTGTACTACAGAATTAGTTGCACTATTTGATACATGCGTTTTTCCAGTCGGGAGTTCTGAATCATATTCATATGCCCTAATATAAACACCATCAGAGGAAGTTGTATCAGACTTAATTTGAAGAGTAATTTTAAATTTTCCACCAGGATTTACATTCACTTTGAATGCAGGGAACGCCATTCCTATCGTAGTATCAGTTGTACTAGTTTTTAATCTTATTGCAGATTCGGTTGTGTCCCAAAAAATAGAGTCATAATCAGTATTACTGTATGCAGGAACACAATCATAAGGATTTCCCTTATATCGAACCATTTTAACAGAATTATCACTTGGATTATAAGATAAATCATTATCACCATATAAGTCCTCATAATTTCCATTAGGATCATTAGAAACAAATGTCAGATAATGAGTTGCGTCAGTATCTCCTTGCGTAACTTTTATTTTATCCGATTGTGCTACTGTGGCCGTACTAAAATTAATTCCTATATTTGATGCAGCAGTTAGTCTTCCTTTAGCATCAAAAGTAACGACACCTACTTGAGTAGAAGAACCAACAGTTCCAGCGGTAATAACAGATGCTAATGTTGCCTCAGCAGTTACATCTTCATGACCCTTAAAGTCAACATTCCACGCAATATCTCCTGTTGCTGCTATATTTCTTGAGTCCGTTAAAGAATCTGCAGTAGCAACATTAGCATTTCCGAAATCTATACCAATATTTGATGCAGCAGTTAGTCTTCCTTTAGCATCAAAAGTAACGACACCTACTTGAGTAGAAGAACCAACAGTTCCAGCGGTAATAACAGATGCTAATGTTGCCTCAGCAGTTACATCTTCATGACCCTTAAAGTCAACATCCCAGGCAATATCTCCTGTTGCTGCTATATTTCTTGAGTCCGTTAAAGAATCTGCAGTAGCAACATTAGCATCACTGAATACAATACTAACAGTGTTTATACCAGTAACTCTTCCTTTACTATCAAGATTAAAATTAGTAAATTTCTTTCCTGTAGTATCACCATAGTCACCTAAACCAGGACCAACGTTTTTTAATGTAAGTGCAAATCCTACGTTTTGAGTTCCATCAAAGGTTTTTCCGACAGCAATGATATCATCAGTGCTACCTTCACCTAAAGTAAATGTTCTAGGTGTTTCTAATTTTGTTGCACTATCGGCATTACCAGTAACGGCTCCTTCAAAATTATTTGCATAAACCTTATCCCACTTAAGACTTGAAGTTCCTAAATCATGCGTGTTTGTTACAGAAGGGACTACATTTCCGGCAACCTGAATTTTTTGTGATGGATTAGTAACACCAACTCCAAGATTACCGGAAATATAAGCACCACCAGTTACTTGAACTCTTTGGGATGCGGTTCCGGTATCATCCATATTAAAAAATCCACCTGCTCTTAAGGCAGAATTCCCAGTTGCTTTATATGTTGAATCATTAACAAAATGATATGTTCCCGTAAGACCATAAGAATTAGGAGGATTTGCATCATTGTTCCAAATATGGTCTACATTAGTTGCAGTTATAGGATCTACAGATCCACTAATTAAACTTGAAGAAAATACAAGAGCACCACTTCTTGATATGATGGGACCATTAACATCCAACTCGGATACTGGATCTGTAATTCCTATTCCAAGATTACCAGTAGAAGGATTATAAACAATTCCAGAGTTAGTGTATAATAATTCATTATCCCTAGGTGAATTATTACTATCAACAAAAGTTAAGAAGTGAGATGAATTTGTATTTGTATTTCCAGTCGATATTTTAGTGGCACTATCGGCATTACCAGTAACGGCTCCTTCAAAATTATTTGCATAAACATTATTCCACTTAAGACTTGTTCCACCTAAATCTAATGTTCCATTTGTTGATGGAAGTATATTACTATTAACTCTTGCATTAAATGTTACGGTATCAGAATTAGCATCTCCTAAATCAGTATTACCATTTACTGTAAGATTTCCAGTAACAGTAACATTATCAGGCAATCCAATCGTAAGTGTTTGATTTGCTCCAGAAGTTTCTATTTCGTTTGTGGTTCCGGCAATCGTAAATGTTTGACTATCAAGGTCAACAGAACCAGTTCCATCATCTCCTGCAAAGTCTAAATCTTGTGCCGTAACTTGATCATCAACATATTTTTTAATGGACTGTTGTGTCGCAAGAGCAGTATCACTATCAGATACTAAATTATCTTCATCAAGTATTGCATCGATACTAACTGTTGGATTAGTTCCTACTCTTAAGGTATCAGTTGTTGTAATTCCTTGGACATCTAATGATTCGGTAAATGTACCAGTTCTTGCTGTTAAAGAATCAAAAGTTATATCATCACCAACATATAAATCTCCACCGACATATAAATCTCCACCCGTCGTTGTAATACCACCAGCAGCAGCAAGAGTAACTGCAACACCAACAGAAGGTCCAGTAAATGATACTGCACCACCTACATTTAATTCCAGACCAATATTAACACTTTTGTTTACTCCAATACCACCATCAACCTGAAGAGCACCAGAGTCCGTTCCGGTAGATTCTGTATCTTTTTGCAATAATATAAAATCTTTGACAACTAAACTTGATGCTCCATCAGAGTCAATAATTAGGTTTCCTGCTCCAGATTTTGTAGATACAGTATTCCCATCTACTACAACATTACCGAGAGTAGAAACTCCTGTTACAACAATATTCTCAAACTCTCCTGTCTCCAAATCCAATTGTGCTATAGTTCCAACACCAGTAATATTGAGATTAGTTGCTTGTATTGTCTGACCAACGGTAAGATTCTTATCAATACCAACACCACCATCAACCTGAACAGCACCGGTATTTGTATTACCTAATGTGTTATCAGTATTTTTTGTAAATTTTGCAGTATCGGAAACATTGAGAACATCAAGGTCTGTTGTTCCATCAACATCCAAATTTGTGGATATATCAACCGAAGCATTAATGTCTACATTACTACCAAATGTAGAAAGACCTGATACATTTAAAGTAGTTGCATCTATACCACCATTTGCATCAACAAGTCCTGTAAAAGTGGATACTCCACTAACAGTTAGATTATCGACAAATACTCCACCACTAAATGTAGATACTCCAAGAACATCTAATAGTTGTGTTGGAATTGTACTTCCTATACCAACACGATTATTATTAAAATCATAATAAAAATTATCTGCACCATCTACAAGACCGGCAGTATTATGAAACTGAACTTGTCCTATAGTTCCACCGGCACCAGAAATAACTGAATTTGGTGTAACCCATACAAGACCAGATTCACCCTTGACTATTAAATTTCCTTGTCCTCCTGGTTGATTAGTAGTATCATAGATTGTTCCTGTGATTCTAAAATCACCATCTAAATGAAGTTCTTGTGTCGGGTTTGCGGTTCTGATACCAACCGAACCAATACCAGTCGTTGTAATGACTGTTCCACCAGTTCCTACGGTAATTCTATCTCCTGCAGCAAATAATCCATTATCAAATGTAAATCTACTATCTGTTGCAAAGTCTCCATGAGGAGTGCCTGATGAAGTTTTAAATAAAACCTCAGTATCATTTCCTGGAGGTGCAACTGTAATAGTAACTGCAAATCCCGGATTAATTCCACCTAAACCTTCTGCAACTACAGAATTACCAACAAAATCTAATTGTGTAGTACTACTTAATCCTCCAACCTGATTTCCCTCATCAAAAATAGTAATACTACCAGGAATAATACCTCCTTGATTTGGAATCCAATATCTTTCTCCCGGATATCCATCAACACCTATAACAATATATTGATTTCCTGGTGGTGGAAGATTGTCAAGATAAGCAGATGGACCAATTAAAGGATCCCCTAAGTTTGGTTCGGATTCACTTACAGAAAGATAACGATATCTATCAGAACTTAATCCAGTTTGTGGTGTTAATTTAGAACGACCTGATATATACTTTGCCATACTTATGTTGTACTATTCTCCAGAATACTCATAA